AAGTGATTCTTTTTCTCATATAAATGTATTTTAAGTGTTTCTAAATTAGATACCTGTTAAAAGAAAAAGGAGGCCCAATAACCTCCTTTGACGTAATACAGATATGAAAAAGATTTTAACCACTCATTGGTTAGGGCTAATATTGGTTAGCCTTTGCAGTTAGGATAAACGCTAATCTATCCTAACTAAAAAGTCCTGGAAGCAGATCTTACGGTATGCAACCAGGAACATTTAAAAAACAACTTCTTGCATGCTCACCATGCTTGTAGATTTTACTGGACATAGTTTACTGTCCACCTGTTGACGTGCACATCAGAGCAGGGTCCATCACAGTTCACTTTGGGTCATGTAACTCATTTGGGTAATTACTCCCAAGAGCCAAAGTATCTTTCAACGGTGCTAATCCGCCCTCTGTAAGGAGTTGTTTTTTGGTACTATTGATGGGAATCGAACCCATACTGACATTGCTGTCAACAGGATTTTAAGTCCTGCGTGTCTACCTATTCCACCACAATAGCATGAAGGGAGCCTTACGACTCCCTACAAATATAATTCATTTAGTTAAATTACTTCTGCTTTAGCTTTAGATTTAACTTTGTTTTCTTTGAGTGCTTCTACACCAGCAGCCATAGAAATCATACTACGAGATAGGTTTTGATCTTGCTTAAGAGTAGCATCAAACATACCTGGTTCAGCAAATTCCACAGTAGTGTAGATTAAAGCACCTTCGAAAGTTAACTCTTGACCATCACGAGTCTTTTTAACAGACCATTGAGGCTTAAGAGAACCATCAGCATTTTTTACTACTGCATCATCAGTAGTATCTACTCTGCGAAGGATTAAATCTTCGCCTAACAAATTTTTGCCAGATACGTTAAGTTCTACGCTATCTAAGTACTCATAGGTATCAATGTGTTCTGCAGTAAACCCAAAAGAAGAAAAGTCTTTAGTAAAGTTATCTTCAGTATAGTTTAAGAGAAAAGTTTTACGATTAACCAAACCGTTACCCAAAGCACGACTAAGCATACGTTGGTGAGCAGATTGATTGCCTGGAGTGAAACACTCGAACATTACAGTAATAGGAGCTTTGATACCAGAGTTCCTCCAAGCTTTGCTGGCAAAAGCCAAATTGGTTGATTTTAAATCTTCGTAATTCATAATTTTGTTTTTAGTTTTTTAGTTTTTTAGTTTTTTAGTTTTTTGTTTTTAATTGTCTTCTAATACTGTTACTTTATCTTTCTCATAAATATAAATAGGCCCTATATAGCCGTCTTTAATAAGATAAGTCTTTTCACAGTCTTGTAATTTGTAAGAGATAATCATGTTCCATTCTGAGAACTTAAACACGAAGCAATCTATTACTTTAGGAGGATTAGGATTACCTTCTCCTATGAGATCTTCAATAAAGAGAGTATCTGAATGCGTTAAGCGTTCAAGTTTTACACAGCTATCAGAACAAAGAGATCTAATAGGAAATAATTGGGCTTTTAGATTAGTAAAGCCGTTTAAAATTAAGATAAAGAACAGTTTTTTCATAGTTTTAAATTAAAGGGGCCATTGCTGACCCCTAGTTTTAATTACAAGCCTTTACGCAAGAACTCAAGTGCAATTTCTTTCTTAGAAGCACAGAATCTCAATTGATCTGCATTTTCTTTTACATACGACATCAAAGCTTTATGCTTAGCGTTAGTATAAGTTTCTTCTGTAAAGATATTAATAGCAGCACGAGTTAATGCTCTTGTAGACCATCTGTCCATTTTAGGAACAATAGTAAGCAAGTTTGCTACACGTTGACAGGCTAATTCAGATTTAGCAAAGTCAGGCATTTCAAATTTACCTGCTTTCATAGTCTTAACAGCTTCACCACCGTCATTACCTGTAGATGCGGTAATAACAACATCAAAGTCTAAGTTGTACTTTTTCTTCAAGAAAATAAGTTGCTTATAATCTTCTTTAGATTGAGCCCAGGCATTTACATAATCGCCTTGTTTCCAAGATCTAGAAGAAGAATTAAGCATAGCAACTAATTCAGTAAGCTGTTCAACATTTTCAATTCCATTTACAACTACATAAGGAATAGGAATACCTAAACGCATACAAGCCATAAGAGCATGTTGACCGTCTGCTACATACTTACACATATAACCATCAATAAAGTCTATTTCTACTACGATGATAGGACGAATCATACCATACATTTGAATAGAATTAGCTAAACGATCAATGTGTTTTAAGATAAGAGTACGTTGAACACCTGGCAAAAAGTTAAGTGTTTCGTTTGCTTTAAGCCACTTTAAGTTGTTTTTAAGACTGTTTCCGCTTACATACAACATCTTGTTAGTCTTAGCTACTGCTGTTTTAGTAACTTCTTTAGCTTTCTCCATAAAACTAATAGGAGTAGTTTTAGTTACTGTTGTTTCTTTAGAAACAATAACATTTTTACGAGGACGACCTTTTCTACGAGGAGTAGGAGTTGGTGCGTCATTTTTGGTTACCAATTTAACCTTTAATTTGTTTGTTTTCTTTGTTGTTTTCATAAATGTTTTTTTTGGTTTTTTGTTTTTTTGTTTAATTTGTGGTAGCCCCTGGGTGAATCGAACACACCATCTCTAGGATGAAATCCTATTGTCCTACCATTAGACGAAAGGGCCAATTACACTTTAACCTTAAGTGTGAAGGATTAGTCTATGCCTACTTCTTTAGCAGCATAATAAGCAGAGAAAGCTCGGCTTACACCTTGCTTTCTAAAATACCTGTAAAAATCTAAGAACTCCGCTAAGAGTCCATAAGATTTAGCTACATACCAATGTTCTAAGAATTGATCTTTCATAATATTTCAGTTAAAGAGTTAATTTCTGCTTTAAGAGTTTCTATGTAACGTTCTTGATCTCTTACCCAATTCTCTTCACCAGAATCCATAGAAGGTACTGTAAAACAAAATAGGTCGTTTTCTGCAGCATTTAGTTCTTGATACAAGTAAGTCAATCGGTCTTGAATGTCTTCAGTGTTCATAATGTGATTAAGTTAAGTTCTTCTTTAAGTTGATTAAAAGGGTTGTGTTCAGTAATTCTGTTTAGTGCTACTTTTAAGTCTTGAGTTTGTTTTAAATAAAACTCATCAGAAATGTTGCCTAACTCATAATCTTCATCTAGTCTTTCTAAGAAGAAGTATAAGCGGTTAATCTTCATGATGATCACACTAACAGCTAAGGCTTCTACAAATTCTTCTGGATTCATAGTTTTGAGATTACTAGGTAGTTAGCATAAGCATCTTCATAAGTCAATGCCCAAATTCTGTAGCCGTCAATGATAAATAGTTGTTTTTCCATTAGTTTTTAAAAGGTTTAGAATCTACTACTATAGAGCCAATGCCTGTAGCAATGGCTCCAATAGAGAAGAAGTTAGAGATAACGGTTAAGCCCATTTGTTCGCTTAGGTATGCTGCTAGAATAGCAACAATACAAGCAATCCCTAATAGAAGGGAAAGTAAAGTAAGTCTTTTCATGCTTCTTGGCTTAAATAGTAAATAGTACCGATAATAGTAAACACACCTACTATAAACGTAGTAATGCCTGTATTAAACAATCCATAGAAACATTCAGTAATACTTCCTGCTCCTGAAAGATTTCCAATAATAGCAAGAAAGAAGTTAAAAATAGTAGTAGTAACTACTAAGAAGACGATTGGGAGAACTACTATCAGCAGTGCTTTCCACATAAATTTAAGTATATTCATATCTGTTTTGTTCTAATTAAGAGAAAAGGGGATTATTAGTCCCCTTATAGATTTTTTGCAAGCACTAAAATTTCTACTAAATCATCAGTACTTACACGAGGGTTAACATCTGTACCGTCTGGAGTGATAGTCAGATTACCATCATAATAAACATACCAGTTACCATCTTTGTCTATGACAGCAACTTCAGCAGTTGTTACACCCTGATCACAGTAATGACCTGTACCAAATCTTACGCTTACATAAACTTTGTTAGCAAACGTAAGACAAAAACCTTCGTCAATAAAGTCTTTAGAGAATCCACGAGTAGTCTCTTTAATACTAATGTAGTTATTCATATCTGTTTTCTGTTTAGTTTATACTGATTGGTATTATACCCTTAGGTATAAAAAGCACAAGCCATCCTTATGAAGTTATCTCTAGATATACTACTCTTGTGCTAAACTAGTAGTGTAGTTTACTTCCATCTGCACTCAGTAATAACAGTAGCTCTTTTACAGTATTCTTTCTGTGTTCTAAGAAGCAATGCTTCACAGATACCTTCCTGTCGTTCTGTTGGAAGAGAGCACCCTTCCGCTTATTTTACTGTTATTACTGCTCACCCTTTGGAAGTGAGTTGTGGTGCATTAAAGTAATTCAATTGTAATACAAGGCTTGTTGATCTATCTTGTATTTTAACACATTCATTTCCCCATAGTGTCTGATGAGGTAATGGAGAATTATTACTTGCTAAGATTAGCATCGTCCATTTTTTTTATCTAGCACCCTTATCTTTTATTTACATTAGCTACTGCAAATAAAGATTAGGTTACAATTGAATTTCTAATCGTCTCGTAGACTTAGTAACCCTAACGCACATATTTACTGTGGTTGACGATTGCTAAGTCCCAGGAAACACTCCACTCTGCATTCAGTTGTAATCCGTATAGCATAACATCTATCTTGCATCCTACAGGAACACTGCTTTACGGATTAAGGGATAGATTGAGTACTTGCTAATACTAATTAAGAATTACAACTGCTATCCCTTGTGAAGATAGAATGATGCATTAAAGTAAAGGGAGACTAAGCTCCCTTATTTTCCCATTTAGAATACAGAACACTAATAGCATTACCACATGCTCTATATAGTTCTATATTGTCTGCTTCGATAGCATTCTGTCTAATAGTCAATAGTTCATTCAATGAACAAGTTGACAAATCTTTAATCTTTTCCATACCCACTCATAAGAGTGACGCACTATGCCTAAATGGCTGTTTAAGGTCGCATAGTCGACCAAGCAAAACTTTCGCTTAGAGTTAGATAACGTCTCTGATACAAGAGACGAATAAGAATAACAGATAACAACTTATAAGAGATTATATAAGAGGTTATAAGTTAGTAAGGTTAATAGGGATTTTACTTATTGGTCATATCACAACCTAAAAGGTATTAAAATCCACTATTTTGGACAGTGAGAAAGAAGATAGAGAGGGAAGAATCCCTCTTTTTATCTACTTTCTGACTTCCAATTGTCATAAAAAAGTTAAACAAAATGACAATTGTCTCCGATTTTCCCGGGTTTAGACTTTCAAAAGTTAAACAAAACCTATTTTAGGGTCAATTGCTGACAATCGCATGACAATTGACTGACAATCGACCCCAATTAAGTTAAGCACTTGGACAAACTACTACCCCCAAGCGGGGGTAGCAGATGCGTCCATGAACTCTTCCATTGGTCTACCCAAGCGAATGCGTTCCTCACCACTTTCCTCATCTACATAAACGTAGAACACGCTTTCTCTTGGGGGATAAGTGTTTCCAGTACCTTTCAAATCAGCAGCAAGCCCCCGAGAGAGCATCACGAGTACTTTCTCATCAGAGTCTTTCTCTTTGATTCTGATGTAAGGATAGTTGTTTTCTTTTGAGAAGTTCATGCGTTTGCTGATGTCAATACCCTTGCATTCCGCAAGAGTTTTGCCGTTTAGTTTTTCTATTTTCATATCTTTCTTATGGGAGGTACCCCCTCCACCGAAAACAAGGTGGGGTATTTAATATTGGTGTCCCCTACCCTCTCATGGATATAAAATGGGGGGGGGTTCTAAAATTTTGAAAATTTTGAAAAAAATTTTTTTAGTTTACCTTTGAACCCATGAAAAAACTAGTCTTTATCTTATCTTTCTTTCTTTCCTTACAGGGGTTCTCTCAGAGGGATTCTGTTTATGTTAAGACCTCTATCTATTCTTGTGTGTATTCAGAGGTGTTACAACAGCCTAAGCGAGTTTGGTACACTGTTCAATGTCCTTTAGGGAGTTATCCTAGAAAAGGAATGGACTTCTACACTAATGATAGTGTAAGGACTTCAGATGGAAAAGATTACGAGGCTAATGTATGGGATAAGGGACATTGTGCTCCAGCAGCAGACTTTAACTGCGATAGAGATAGACTATGGGCTACGTTTTCTTATCTTAATTGTGTTCTTCAACACGAGAGATTAAACAGAGGTGCTTGGAGACTCCTAGAAGTAAGAGAAAGAGAACTAGCTAAGTCTCAGGTTGTCGAGGTAGAGATTAAAATGGTCTACTCTAAGAGCAGTTTAAAATTGCCAACAGGAGCTACAGTCCCTGATGGGTTCTTAAAGACCATCAAGTACGGCAAGGTTAAGGAAGTTTATTATTTCAAGAACGAAGATCCAGGTACCACCGATTACTTAAGGTTTAGGAAGTAAACGACCAAAGGTTATATTACTTCTAACCGTTAAGTCCTTATGAGTAAACTGCCACATCTCTCCACTGTCTAGGATGACTGTGTATATGGTATCGGTTTCATAACCATAGTCTGTTACTAGCCATATTATTCCTTTGCCTTTAGGGGTATTTACTTCTAAGCGATTTGTAGGTTCAAAGATTGTCATAAGTAAGTGTCTCTTTTACATAAATTTAAGTAAAGTGTTTTGTCTTCAGACCACTCCTTTCCTGTCCACCATTCAAAGCCTTTAAAGTCTGCCTTGTAAGCTGAAGCTAATTCGTAGCCTCCTAAAAGGTAGACGTGATTACATCTAAAGAACTGGGCTATTCTACACTCAAATAACTGAGACACATTACCTAAGGATAGTTTTGGGTTTTCATAATCCCACAGAAACTGGTAAGAGACTAAAGTCCTTCCAGTAGTGTCTTTGTATAGTTTAAAAATATTAGCTCCTACTAGTTTTTCTTCGTAGTAGTAAAGCAGACATTCAAATCCTTTAAAATCTTCTAGGTTTATATCTCTTTTGAAACTGTGTTTGTCTGTGTACTTTCTATAAATAGGCTCTAGAAGAGTTAAAACTTCCTCTGATACAAAGTGCAGAGAGTATTGTATTTGTTTGCTTAGTTTTTTTACAGTTTTAGTAGGCTTATAGTCTTTTACTCTAAGTCTAACAGACCTTAGATTATACCAGTAGTCTTGCCATTCTACCCATCCTTCACTTAAATAGGTTAGATAAGTAGTATCTAAGGCTATTCCTTTGGGGTCAGAGAAGATAAAGTCTTCTTTTGTCACCTTACCGTATCCTGTTATATGATCAAAGATAACCTGTATCATAGCTCTATTATAGTTCTATTGTAAATCAAAGATAGTTAATTAAACAAAAACCACTCTTCTACTTAAGTTTTCTTGACTTATTTTTTTAAAGAGCTATTTTTGTTCTTAGGGGGAGATCTGTGTTTTTCTTGGAGTTACGATTGTTTTGTGACTAGTTTCTTTAGCCATGTTTTTGGAGGGTTACTAGGTAGGGATTCAGATCTTTCTCCTTTCATGTATTCCCCTACCTAGAACCCTTTTTTAGTTTATAAACTTCTATGCGTAACAACTTCTTTCAGACACCTGGCTACGCTACAGACTTAGTAAATGTAATTATTAAGGGGTTCTCGGAGAAGACTTATGTTTGTCCTCATGACTGGCAGCAGTTATACGCTTTCAAAGAAAGAGTAGGGATAAAAATAAGAAGAGAAGGACATAAATGGTTTGTCTTACTTAGAGGAGGAGACAACTATGGAGGAGAATTTGAAACACAGGTTATAGAAGATAACTCAGTTACTTGTTCTAAGCCTAGGTTTGAGGGTCCCTACCAGAAGTTAGGTTTTCTTAAGTATGAAGGTCAATCCGCTAAGGGTACTTTTCTAGAAGATGGTTATATTTTAAACGAAGAAGGTCAATATATAGTGTACGAATAACATGAATTACAAAGTTTCCCAACTACAACCACTAACAGGTCCTGAAATTGCAGGAGAAGATCTTCTGTTATTAATTGACGTCAATCCCACTACAGGAAACGTAAGATCTCGTAAAGTTAGAGTAGAAGACTTAGTAGACTTCCGTTTACTTAACTCTGGTTTAAGTAATTTTGTTCTATTATCAGGGTCTTATGCCAATCCTTCTTTTATTACTTCGTTAGACTGGAACAAAATCATCAATACTCCAGACACTCTTGCAGAATATGGCATTACAGACGCCTATACCAAGACACAAGTGGACAATTTATTGGACACTGTAGAAGGAAATCAGATTGCTTCTATGTCTATTACAGGAGCAGAGACCAAAAGTTTGAACTTACACCAAGTAGATGGAGGCGTAGTAAGCGTTTCTTACGTAGATACTTACACTCATACTCAAAGTTCTCCTATTAGTACCTGGACTATCACTCATAACATGAACAAATACCCTTCGGTAACGATTGTAGATTCAGCAGGAACTACCGTGGATGGCTCGGTAGATTACATTAGTTTAAATGCAGTAACTATTAATTTCTGTGGAGCGTTCAGTGGTAAAGCTTACTTTAACTAAAACAAAACAAAACAAAATAAAAATATAAAATCATGTCAAAAAAATTCTTATCTGGCATAGACCTCAATAAATGCGAACTGCAGAATGCGGTCATCCAGAACTTAGGTACAGCACCAGGAACTCCTGCTGCAGGTCAGGTCTACTTCAACTCCTCTACTGGAGACAAGTCAATCTACTTCTATGATGGTACTGCCTGGGTAGACGTAGGAGGTGATCTAAGGTCAATTGTAGCTGGTAACGCTATATCTGTTAGCGGAACCAGAGATATTACCGTAAACGTTCTGTATGACGATGCTTCTATTGGTTTAAATGGTTCTAATCAACTTTCCATTAAGGCAGGTGGTGTTACTAACGGAATGTTGGTTAACTCTTCTCTTTCTGTAGTTGCTGGAGCAGGTCTTACTGATGGAGGTTCTGTTGCTCTTGGAGCTTCTGTAACTCTTAACATTGGAGCAGGTACAGGTATTACTGTAAACGCCAATGACGTAGCTCTTGACACCACTTCTACTCGTAACACTGATCACTCTGCAGTTACCTTGACAGCAGGTGCAGGTTTGACTGGCGGTGGAGACATCACAGCTTCACGTTCTTTTGCAGTAGGTGCAGGAACTGGTATCACAGTTAACGCTGATGACATTGCTATCACAGGTGCTGGATCATTGACTACCAACTACTTAACTAAGTGGAACGGTACAGGATTCTCTAACTCAACTATTACAGATGACGGAACTACCGTAACTGTCGGTGGCAACTTAACTGTGAACGGTACAGTAACTTACGTTAACTCAAACACTGTAGAGATTGGTGATAACATTCTTCTTCTTAATAGAGATGAAGTTAGTTCTCCTTCTCAGAACGCAGGTATTGAAGTAGAAAGAGGAACAAGTACTAACGTTTCTTTCATCTGGAATGAGACTAGTGACTACTGGTCTACTGTAACTGAGCCTTTACACGTAGGTTCTATTGCTGACGCTGGTGCTGCTTACACAGGTAACAAATACTTGGTAAGTGACTCAGGTGTAATCAAATACTTAACTTCTGCTGATTTAGCAGGTGACGTTATTACAGGAATCACAATCAGTGGATCTAACGGTGTTGCAGTTGCTGGTTCAGGAACAACTTCTATTACTGTAAGTGGTGTAAACGCTACTACAAGTGCTGCAGGTGTTGTAGAATTGGCTACTAGTGCTGAAGTAAATGCTTTAAGTAGCTCTACAGTAGCAGTAACTCCTTCTGGATTAGCTGCTTTGCGTTATGCTGTAACAGGTCCAGCAGCTCCAGCAACTAGTATGATAGTAACTCACGCTTTAGCTTCTAACGACATCATAGTTCAAGTTTATGAACTAGCTACTGGTGAGAACGTAGAGTGTGATGTAGTACGTACAACCAACAACGTAGTTACTTTAGGATTCTGTTCTCCTGTACTTACAAATGCTCTTAGAGTATTGGTCATTAAAATTGCTTAATTTATTTTAAACCTTATCTTTGCTAGGGGCCTAAAAACCCCTAGCTTTTATATACATAAACAATAATGAAGTCTCTAAGTGCTAAAACTTTTCAATGCGGAGTAACAGTTCAAGGACTTACTACTCTTAGTGGTACAGTTTATTTAACAGCTTTAACAAATACTGCTACTTGGGACTATGTTGTTGTAGGTACAACTGCACAAGGACAACTATATACTAGAACCTATGCTCAGTTAATGTCAGATATTACATCTGGCATAGGTTTAAGTGGCTATGTTCCTACATCTCGCACGTTAACTATTAACGGTGTAAGTTATGATCTTACAGCTAACAGAAGCTGGACAATCAGTACTGTTGATTACACTTCCAGATTACAACACCAAGTTAAAGCTGGTGTAGCGATTAACAAAGGTCAAGCAGTCTACGTAACTAGTGCAGATGGAACTAACATGATTGTTGGTTTGGCTTCTAATGCTTCTGAAGCCACATCTAGTAAGACTATGGGTCTTTTGGATGCCACAGTTTCTACAAATGGCTTTGCTAACGTAGTAACAGAAGGTCTTTTGGCTGGATTGGATACCTCAACTGCAGGTACAGAAGGTGATCCAGTATGGTTGGGAACAGGAGGAAACTTAATTTACGGCTTAATCAATAAACCGTATGCTCCTGCTCACTTAGTTTTTATAGGTATAGTAACCCGTAAGAACTCTAACAACGGAGAAATCTTCGTTAAAGTACAGAATGGATTTGAGTTAAACGAGATTCATGATGTAGATTTAAAAACAAACTTACCAGTAAACGGAGAGTTATTAGGATTTAACGGAACTCTTTGGGTAAACAAAACTATTGCTGGATGGTTAGGATACACTCCTGCCAATGCTAGTGGAACAACAAATTACATTTCTAAGTTTACAGGATCTACTACACTTGGTAATTCTTTAATCTATGATGATGGAAGTAATGTGGGAATAGGTACAACTTCTCCCGGAGCACGTTTTACTGTTCAAACAACTACTTCTTCATCAGCTCATACACTACGAGTTACTGATGGAACAGGTATTATTAATATCGGGCATTGGGATACTGTAACAAACAGATTTGAGTTCTCGGGTAAGCCAACGTATTTTGTTCAATACGGAACAGGCAATTACATATCATTCGGAACCCTAGGGTCTGAGAATATGCGTATTGTAGCGGGAGGCAACGTAGGTATCGGAACTAGTAGTCCTTCTCGTGCGTTAAACATAGTATCAAACAACGCTCAAATTAGAATTTCAGATAATACTGCTCCAACTACAAACTATTGGGAATTTAGTAGTGTATTTTTTAATACTAACCAAGATTTATTCATTTCAAACCAGTCAGGAACTGCGATAACACTCAATGCTTCTTTAAACGTAGGTATTGGAACTACTTCTCCTAGTTATAAATTAGATGTAAATGGTATAGGTAATTTTTCTAATGGGTTTAGTAATCCTTCATCAGAAACTGGATACCGATTAAAGTTTTATGATAATGGGGGAATATATAATGATGCAGGGATTGGATTAGATGGATCAGGAGGTGGAGGTGAGATCATGTGGTTTAATGCTCTTGGAGGATTCTATTGGGGATTAGGTACAAGTGGTACCAAAATGAAATTAGATAGTAGTGGCAATTTAGGTATTGGTATCATTTCTCCTACTACACCTCTTCACGTATCTGGAATAATACAGGTAGAAGGCGGAGGTAGTACTACTTTTTATGGTACAGATGCTTCAGGTTCTTATGCTAGAAATTTTGGAACACAGTTATATACTTTTAGAGATGCTGGTGGGTCTATAATAACGTCAATAAATACAACTAGTGGGGTAATAACCACAACAGGCGGTAACAGTACTAACTGGAATACTGCGTATGGCTGGGGTAATCATAGTTCAGCAGGTTATGTTCCTCAAGCAAGAACGCTTACTATTAATGGAACTAGCTATGACCTAAGCGCAAATAGAAGTTGGACAATAGCAACAACAACTCCAGGAGGATCTGATACACAATTCCAATACAACAGTTCTGGATCTTTAGCAGGAGCATCTGCTTTGACTTACAACTCTACTAATAACAGAATAGGTGTAAACCAAGCAAGTCCTGGATATGACTTAGATGTAAACGGACAAGTAAGAGTACAAGATAAACTTAGAGTAGGTAATGTAAACTCTGGTAACGGAGTAGTACACATGTCTTCTACTGCTACTATCAATCCTAGTGCTACTACTATTGTTTGGGCTCAAAACGTAAGCGTAGGTATGTGTGCCTTTATTGAGTACTACATTTTAAACAACAATTCACTTACAGACCAAAGAGCTGGTACAATTATGGTTACCTGGAATCAGTCAGGAACGCCTACAATCGCTCATACGGAAACAACTACCCCTGACATAGGGTCAACTATAGCTGTTAACTTTACAAGCTCTCTAGTGGGCTCAGATGCAAGAATTAACGCAGTCAACTCAAGTGCTAATCCTTACACGATGGTAATGAGTTATAAATATTTCTAATAAAAACATTGTTGGATAGTGAAAACAATAAAAAATGAGACAAGCTACAATTTACAAAATCACAAACCCTAATGGAAAAGTTTACGTAGGTAAAACTATGTGCTTGTCTACTAGGACTTCTTGTTACAGAAACGGTAACTGTAAGAAGCAACCATTAATTTACAATAGTATAAAAAAGTATGGTTGGGAAAATCATACTTTAGAAGTATTAGAAACATGTAATCCTAACTTACTTTCTACTAAGGAGATTGAGTACATTACTTTGTTAAATACTTTCCACAAAAACAATCCTTTAGGTATGAACATGACTGCAGGGGGAGATGGTACTTTTGGTAGAGTGGATACAGAAGAAACCAAATTAAAAAGAAGCAGTCATCACTTAGGTCAAAAAAGATCCGAGGAAACAAAAAAACTTATGAGTTTAGCAAAGAAAGGAAGGGCTCCAAAAAAGTCTAACTATGCATGTTCTGAGGAAGCTAAAAAGAAAATAGCAATAGCTAATCAAAATAAAATCAAACCTGACACTTATAAGATGGCCTGTTTAAAGACTAGAGAAGAGAATCTATTAAAGAATCATGGTGGTATACTACAGATTAATCCACTAGATAATTCTGTAGTAAGGGAGTGGAAGACTACAATAAAAAATATAGCTTCTGTTTTAAATTATGATGATAGTCATATAGGAAAGTGTATTCGTGGAACTAAGAAATTAGCATACGGATTTGTTTGGAAATATAAATACTAAGAGCATGTCTAATGAGTTTAAAGTCAAAAACGGTCTTATAGTAATAGGAGAACTAACCACCTCAGGGACTATTACTATTAATGGAGCTCTTGCAGCTACACAATCTTGGGTTACATCTCAAGCTTATCTAACCTCTTCTAGTTTAACTAGTTATGCTACACAGTCTTATGTGACTAGTGCCATAGCTTCTCTAGTAGACTCAGCTCCTGGAGCATTAGATACGCTTAGAGAACTAGCAACAGCTTTAGGCAATGATGCCAGCTTCTCAACAACTGTTACAAACAGTATAGCCGCTAAGCTTCCACTAGCTGGAGGCACACTTACAGGAGCTTTAAGTGGAACAAGTGCTACATTCTCAAATAATGTATCGGTGCTTGGTCTTACTGTTAACAGTGTATCTACATTTTCAAGTCTTGCAACATTTAATGGTAATATTTCTTTAGGTGGAAATTCTACTTATTATTCAAATGGTACAGTAACATTAGGTGGTGCATTAACAGGAACATCTGCTACGTTTAGTGGAGATTTAAGAATTGCTGGTGTAGGAACAAAATTATATTTTGACACATTAAGTGTACCAAATTCAATTTACCAATATGTAGAAAACAACTATGATTTACACTTTATAAATACAAGGGGAGATGGGGCAAAGTTTGTTTTAGGAAATAATATAATATCGTTTGGAACAGTTTCCGCAGTAAGATTTTCTATTTCACAAGTCACAGGAGCAGCTACATTATCAAGTAGCTTAACAGTAGAAAGAATACAGATTAATAGTACAACTTATGAACCATTAGCAATAAATTCTTCTTATGGTCAAGTAGGATTAAAGTTTGGCCTTAATGGAAGTTACTTTGCCGCAATAGGTTCAGCAAATAATGTAACAGGAGCTTATGCAGGTAGTGAGACTGATTTGGGTATTGGAACTTATGGTTCTGCAACAGCAAATATAACATTTGCAACAGGTACAGGACTTGGAAGAAGAATGACTATTACTGCTGCAGGTAATGTGGGTATTGGTACAACTAGTCCAGTAGTAAAACTACAAGTTGATGGAACAATAACATCAACAGGAACTTTAACTGCTTACACTTCGGTACCCTCTATAAACATTGGTCACAATGGAGATTCTGCTTTTATAGCTTCTACTTCTGGTGGCGGAGCTAATACTCCGATATCTTTTTCTGTTGGAAACAATGCTGAAAAAATGCGCATCACCTCTGGTGGTAACGTACTTATTGGTACTACTACAGATGTAGGGGCAAAGCTTTATGTAGATGGAGGTATTCGGGCAAGTGGAGCTCTTCTCAGTGGGGGTCTTCTTGAATTTACAGGAGCATGGTCAGCAAGTCCTTACAATGGATCTGCTTGGGTTAGGCCACCTGCAGGCGTAGGAATATTCTTAGTTAACAATGCTATTACTAAATGGGCAGGATTTAAACCTAACGATGATTTTGTAGTTAATAGTGATAATCTTTTAGTTCAAGCTAGTACAGGTAATGTAGGTATTGGAACATCTAGTCCTAGTTATAAACTTGATGTACGTACTGACTCTCTTGGTTCAAATGCTATAGCGGTTAAACTTACCGATGGTTATCAAAGGGTTAAGATTAATAATTATGATTTACTAGGTTATTCTGAGGATTTATGGATGCTTGGTCAATCGGGTAGATCAGCTCTTCTTTTGTCAGATGACTGGAATTGGGATAGACAAGTAGCCCTTAATTACATTCCAGGATCTTCTGGAGCGGTTGGAGGTATACTTAGTATTGGTCAGTTGACAGATGCGAAAAACTCAGCAACATATACTCATGGTATTACTCGCTTTTTTACAAATGGACTTGAGAGATTGCGTATCAATTCTGCAGGTAATGTAGGAATAGGTACTACTAGTCCTACAGCTCCATTAGATACCAATGGTGTTAGAATTGGTAGAAACTGGGCAATTGCTGATCGTGCTAATATTAGATTAGATTCTAATGGAACAGCCATCCCAGCAGATATTTTATTCGGACATACATCAGCAGCTAATCAAATTAGTTGGGATGGTGTTTATTGGTCACTCTCATCTAGAGGTTCTAGTCTTAGCAATGCGTTTACTATCTGGAGAGGGGCAGGGAATCCTGGAGGGGCTGGAGAAGAAATTATTTTTACAATTTTACCAAATGGCAACGTAGGTATTGGAACTACAGATCCAACATCTCAAATGTCTGGTACATTTGGTATAGGAATATATAATGCTTTATACCCAGCCGTAGGATTTAAAAATAGTACTACAGCTTGGTTATGGTATGGGCAGGATTCAACATTTAGAATGTGGAATGCAACATTCGGAGATATATTAACTGCAAATACAAGTGGTAATATTGGAATAGGTACTGGTAGTCCTTCTACTAAACTGGATGTAAATGGTGTTATTACTGCTACTGGAGGCAATAGCACAAATTGGAACACCGCATACTCGTGGGGGAACCATGCTTCTGCGGGTTATCTTACTTCATATTCTGAGACCGATACTCTTGCAAGTGTAACAAATCGTGGAGAATCTACAACAGGTAGAATAAATGTAAGAGGACCAGGAAACCAAGGTGGAGGTAACATCATGATGGGTAATATTGGAGAGGGCACAAGTAAATGGTCTTATCTTACAAGTACTCATTATAATGCTAGTAGCCAACCACAAGGATTTGCTTTGATTGGAGGATTAGCAACGTCTGGAGGTAATGCAGTAGTTATTGGTGGTAATATATATGAAACCAATCCTGCTACTGAAATTCAGTTTTGGACTCATGGTACTAATACTCATAACTTAGGTGGTACACAACGTGGAGTTATTAATTCATCAGGTAACTGGGGTATAGGAACTACTAATCCTGGTGATTATAAACTATATGTTAACGGAGGTCAATTTGGTACTTTATTAAGAGGAGGTGACTTAGGAACAGGCAGTGATGTTGTCAGAATGATAAAATCAGATGGTTCTGCTGCTATGCTAGTTAGAGGAGATGGTAAAGTAGGTATTGGAACTTTATCCCCTTCAGAAGAGTTTCATGTATCAGGAAGAGCAATATTTGATGGAGGATCAGGTAACTCTTCTACAGATGCTGTAGTTTACATAACTAAGTCAAACAATAATGACTGGGGATTATATGTAAATGCCGCAGCTCTTGACTATGGTATGTACGCTAGAGTATCTTCTTCTGCAAACTATGCTTTAGCTATTCATAATGGAACTACTTGGACTACTAGAATTACTGGAGATGGTAGAATTTATTTAACCGAGAAAGATACAATAGCTTCTTATGATACATGGCTTCGTTTAAATGAGTCTGGACATTATGGATCTGGTGTATTCACTCCAGGAGTAATGAGGGCTGATGGAGGATTTAATGTAAGTGGAAGTACAGTATGGCACGCAGGTAATGATGGAAGTGGAAGTGGATTAGATGCTGATTTACTTGATGGACAAAATTCTACTGAGTTTCTACGCTTACTATCTGGAGGTGCTGAAGCGAGTTTGGATAGTTATACAGACAATGGGATTAGATCAGTAAATTTTACTGGGCACTCTCAACACCTGTTATCATGGAATGCTGGTGGTTCTACAGGAACAGTCCAACAATTGTTTCATTATGGTACACCTAATAACGGATGGAGAATTAGAAATAAAACTGATAATACCTCTTGGAGTGATTGGGGATATGTTGTTATGGCTAGTTCTAATCAGGGACTTATCTCTGGAACTATTGCTACTCAGTCGTGGGTAGGGTCTCAGAGTTACGCTACTACATCTTATGTAACAACCCAAATCAATAACCTAATTAACGGAGCTCCAGGTGCTTTAGATACTCTTAATGAGTTAGCTACTGCTCTAGGTAATGACGCTTCATTCTCAACTACAGTAACTAATAGTATTGCAGGTAAGGTTTCTAAGGCTGGTGATACCATGACTAGTTCTGGTCAGCAGGTTTTAAATATATTTCATGGAGCTGCAACTGGAGATTTCAACGATGCTCTTTTTGTAAAAAATACAGTATCTGCACAACAAGTTCAGATTGGTATGGCTACTACGGGCAGTGATGGAGATCATCACAGAGTATCTTTAAGAGCCTATAAAGGTGCTCAAGCATTAGAAGGAGTATTTGGTATTGCTTTACGCCAACCAGGTTCTGCGGCACATACTCAAAGACTTACACTAGATTACTTAGGTAACTTAACTATTGGTGGATTCCTTACAGAATCGTCTTCATTTAAATTAAAAGAAAACGTAGAAACAAGTGAGGGAAATTTAGAAAAGGTAGTAAATTTGAGACCAGTCACTTACAATAAGATTGGGTCTCAGACTACAGAACTAGGTCTTATTGCAGAAGAAGTTGCTGAGGTGTACCCAGAATTTGTACAATATGATGAGAGTGGAGAACCTGTAGGGGTCAACTACTCACGCTTAACTGCTGCTCTTATAGGTGCAGTAAAAGAATTAACTAATCAAGTCCAAGAATTAAACAAAAAGATAAATGGCTAATTTATTATCCAATACCACAATAGGCGGTTACCAGTCTATACACACAGGTAACATCGGGAGTTATGCTTTAACTAGTCTTCCGTCTCATAACCATGACGATAGGTATTTTACTGAAACTGAATCAGATGGAAGATATTTACGTACTGGTACTGATTCCGAACAAGAGGTTGGTTTAAGATATGCATCTTGGAATGATGGAGTCAGAAGAATGAATACTGACCCACGTTGGAATGAAAGCGGTTATGATGCTGATTTAGGATGTTTACATATATGGTCTTGGACTGCAGCTGGAGTAGCATATGGTCGTGCTGGTATTGCATTGTTTAGTGGAAGTGCTTATCAATATCTTACAACTAAATCTGGTCAAACTGGAATATTTGTTAACAATCAAGAAATTATTCATTCTGGTAACATTGGGTCTCAGTCAGTAAGTAATTCAAATTATATAAATTCAACTAGAGACACTCCAGGTAGTGCATTACAATATTGGCAAGCACCTGGTCTTGGTATTGATGAGGCTCCTTCTGGAGATTGGCACAACACAATAAGAATGGGTCACGGCTCACCCTTATCTTATTATAGTAATACATTAGCTATTCGTATGACTGGTTCTGGTGTTGGCGATATATACACGCAAACTATTATGAACGGTAATAGACAAGGTTGGAAAAAACATTGGAATGATGGTAACCACGGAAGTGGGTCAGGACTTGATGCTGACTTATTAGATGGTCAACAAGGTTCATATTACCAACCTGCATCTTCAGCCATTACTACTTCTAATATTGGGTCTCAGAGTGTAAACTTTGCTAATAGTTCAACATCTGCGGCATACCTAAACTATACAGGAGTTGGTGGAACACAATTAAACGCAAACACATTTAGTTATGGTCGTGCATCAAACTATTATAGCACTGCTCAAATTTTAAATTCTCCAGAGAATGCATATGCATCATTGTACAATTTTGGCGGTGATACTCCCAGTGCATTGTCTTTGCAGTTGTTTGCCTCTGTAAATCACAATGACACATCTTCAACGAGAAACTTGTGGTTTAGAGTTGGAAACAACTTAGGTTTTCAAAATGACTGGAAACAAATAATTCACTCTGGAAGCATAGGGTCTCAGAGCGTATCTTACGCTACTACTGCAGGTGCATTGAGTTCAATGAACATTTCTCAGTTTACTAATAACAGTGGATATATTACAGGCTATACAGAAACAGATACTCTAGCAACAGTTACAGCTCGTGGAGCAACTACGGGAACATTAATTACTCTTACTAAAAGCGATGTAGCACTCAAGGTTCAAGAAGATGGAACAAGTACAGCTTGGAGAGGAAGGCTTGGATCGTTTAACTCTACAGCAGATAAGTCTTCATTCCTTGGTAACTATACAGGAAGACCCGGTGTTTTTGGTCACAATAACGCATTAACAGCGTGGGCAGAACTTTATGTTAATACATTAGGTATATATGGTCAAGGTGATTTGTATCTTTCTTGGTTCACTTATGTAAAAGGTAATGGTAATGATACTAATTATCCTATACTTCATTCAGGAAACTACAACTCATACGCCCCAACTTTAACAGGGGGTGGAGCATCAGGAACTTGGGGTATTAACGTAACAGGAACTGCAGCAAGAGCAACAAGAGCTAATGGTAATTTTTATATAGATGATAACTATGGTAATAGTATAGTAGGATTATATAATTCTACGATTTTGCAGGGTGTGTTTGCAATGGGAGATTCTTATAAGTTAACTGCAGGCGGTGGAGCAGGAAATCTTTATGGTCTTGCTTGGTCACATCCTAATGCTGGAGGTGTAGCTTCAAACCTGAATACACACGGTCTTCTTGTGATGGAGAATGGTACATTCTTAGCAGCTATTTCTGGTTCAATTAGAGCAAGAGATGATATGCGTGCTCCTATCTTCTATGATTCTCAGGATACCAACTACTATGTAGACCCTAACGGTTTATCTAGACTTGGTACAATGCAGATTGATAGAATTGGTGTTGGACAAGCTGTAGACAACGGGTATAGAATCATTACATCTGGAGACATCTACCTTAATGCTAATGGTAATGGATGGGCTGAAGGTGTATGGAAACAACGCAGAGGAGGTTCCACGTACTATGATGTAATTGACTCTGGAAACATCGGTAGTCAATCTGTAAACTATGCAACTACTGCAGGATCTGCTCCTAATGGAAGTAATATAAATCAGTTTTATAATGTAAACTCTGGGGATGGTAATGGTTTAAGATTCTGGGGTGGAAGTGACTCATACAAAATAAGTATGGGTGTAGGTGCATTGTATCAATATGGTCCTGTTACTGATTACTCTATTAAGATGCAGATGAATGACTCAAGTACCGACAGAGGATTTACTTGGGGAAGAATCAGCTATGCTCCTATTGCTGCGCTTAACTCTACTTCAGGCAATATGCAAATAGCTGGATCATTTACAACTACTAGTGTTAATGCACCAAGTGGATATGTAAGTAATGGTAATCCTTGGGGAACTGCAAACTCCGCTTACTTCCCTAACGGTATTACAACTGCAGGTTCTGACAATTGGATTTATGGTCACACTTATGTAGGTAATGCTCCTAGCAATGGATCAGGTCATGAGTTTTGGGATACTGGTAAAGAATACCATAGAAGCAATGAGGCTAGTTCTAGTCATGGTGCATCTGGTAGATGGATAACAAGACAATCAGCAAATGGTAACTATGCTCCATATAGTTTTGAATCTGACTACGGAAACCACTCTTATGGAGTAGTAGCAAGATATCATATTTCAAACAATGGAGGAACAGATAGACCTTCTATTATGTTCAGCAATGGATATAGTAATACTCGATGGAATATAGGAAATTGTTATTATGATGATCAGTTCCGCATCACTCAAAATATGGGGTTAGCTCCAGATGGAAGTGATGGTACATGGGGAACTGAGAGACTTAGAATAGATACTTCTGGAAATACTTATGCAGCTATTGGTGGCACATTATATGCAAATGGTAATGCAGTAATTACATCAGCTAATATAGGTTCTCAAAGTGTATCCTATGCAAGTACTGCTGGAGCGTTAAGCTCAATGAATATCTCTCAGTTCAGTAACAACTCAGGTTATTTAACAGGAATAACATCAGGACAAGTAACAGGTGCTCTAGGTTATACCCCATACAATTCTAGTAACCCTAGTGGTTATATCACATCTGGAGATACTGTTGCAGGATTAAATACTACTTTCTTAGGAAATGCAACTAGTAATATCAGCAGTGGTTACACTAGAGTAATTAGGAATGAAAATGGTGCTGGAGGTGCTCCTAACTATGCGCCTATTTTACACGTAGCAGCTTCTGACACTATGTGGCAGATAGCAGGTGCACACGCTGGTCAAACTACATTGGTATGGAGATCGGGTTATTCAGGAGCATGGAATACTCCTTGGTGGACTATTTATCATAGTGGTAACTTTACAGACAATTCATCAAATTGGAATACGGCTTATGGTTGGGGAAATCACGCATCTGCTGGATATTTAACTTCTTTACCTTCTCATAATCACGATGACAGATATTACACAGAAACAGAATCTGATGGTAGATATATACAGTACGGAAGTATAACTAGTTCTTTTGGTCTTAATGATAATAAACTTTATCTAAGAACTAATGGTGACAATAACCATTACATATGGAATGCTGCTGATGACTGGGAAGAGATAGTAGCATATAGTGGAACAGGGTTAAGAATTGCTTCAAGTACAGGAGTAACTCTTGCAACATTTACCACTAGCGGTAACTCCATGAATATCACAGGTAATGCAGCAACAGCTACTGCATTAACCTCAATGAATATATCTCAATTCACAAATAATAGTGGATATATTACTGGTATTTCTTTTGCAAACGTTTCATCTAAGCCAACAACAATTAGTGGTTATGGAATTACAGATGCAATTACAACTTCTAACATTGGAAGCCAATCTGTAACTAATTCAGCTCAACTTAATGGCTTAAGCAAAATACAACTTTGGAATAACAGTGGACAAGGGCATAGTACCTATCAAACATTTGGAGCAATTCCAAACTTTGGTGTTTGGTTTATGCAAAACTCTGCTGCTGCAGATACTCCACAAGCAGGTTCTCAGTACTATGTACAGACGCAAGGTTTAGGCAATGATTATGCATATGGTACTTATGGATTAATGACTGCTGTAGCAAGAGATCATGCTGTTAAATATACTTACTATAGAACTCAAGAAGGGGGAAGTTGGGGAAGTTGGGTAAAAGGAGCTGCTGGATATGCTGATACTGCAGGGAGTGTTGCTTGGACTAACGTATCTAGCAGACCAACAAACTTATCACAGTTTACAAATGACCTAGGCAACTATGGAGGATTCTTAACTTCTATTACTGCACATAGTCACGCTATATCAGACGTAAGCGGATTACAGACTGCATTAGACGGAAAACAAGCATCTGGCTCTTACCTAACAACTTCTGGAAAAGCTGCGGACTCAGAACTTATTGATGGTATTGACTCTTCTAGAATTATATATGGAGATGGATCACTTGGTAGCACTAATTATTCTGATATGAATAACACTGCACAAAAGTCTGGATTCTTCTTCTATAATCAACCCACTGGAAATCCATTTGGAGATTGGACTCATTGGATTAACTGTATGGGTAACTCTTGGAATCCAAACTATGGGTTTCAATTAGCGCACGCATTCCATAGTAATAACTTTGCAGTTCGTGTAGTTGCTAATGGAGGATTCAGTTCTTGGAGAACTATTATTGATTCTGGAAATATTGGCAGTCAATCAGTTAGTTATGCTTCTACTGCAGGTAGTGCTACTAATGCTGGCCAACTAAATACATATGGATATCTTGTAGGGGATAACTGGGATACTTATTACACTAGTGGAAAACTAAGAGTTGCTTCAGCTGCCGGAGCTACAGGAACTGGTCGTCCTCCAAGTAGTGTACATAATTATGGTAGTTTGCTTTCTTATGGAATTTCAGGAGAAGATATGTTTCAAATGTATTTTCCTGACAATGCTGGAAATAGTATTGCTAACAGTAGAAAACTTCACTATAGAACTGGTCGTGGTACTTGGTGTGACTGGAGAACAGTTGTTGACATGGTGGGTGATACTTTAACTATTGTTGAAGGTGCTACTCCTAAAATTGTTGTCCGAGGATCAGTATCATATGGTCAACCAACATCAGCTTCTATTGAATTAGTAGGTGATGCAGATGGCAACCAAACTCAGTCATACAGATGGATAAGTACTGCTCCTGATTGGGGTGGCCAAGAATTTAGACTAGAAAGAAAGGTTAATAACGCTTTTCAGCTTGTAGGAAGAGTTCCTAAAAACACCAATAACCTTGAGTGGCAAGGTACTATTGTACAAGGTTTATCTGACTCAAGAGTTAAGACTAATGTTGTTAGTATGACAGAGGGTCTTGACAAGATTGATCGGATTAGACCTGTAACATTTGATTGGGTACCTACTGAGAATGTATCTGATAGAGAAGGAGCAGACTTTGGTTTTATTGCTCAAGAACTTGAAGAGGT